ACCAGAATCTATATAAAACTGTTTTCTTTCGTCTAATTTCTTTAAAGGCCATCTTGAAGGCCATAACGGAGTACCATCATCAAGTATTGCTTTATATGTAATTAAATCCCAGGAATACTCTGAACCATTATTCATTGCTTCTTTGTGATTCTTTACAAGTCCATTCAAAAACGAATCATAATGCACGATAGTTCCATTACACCATAAAAACCCACCTTTATCAAAATCAATAGCAGGATATACAGCAGCTGTAACCCAATTCTTTATTTGTTGTCTAGCTTCAGGAGTTTTAGTATTTAACTCAGATTCAAAGTCATCAAGTATAATTCCAGTATATCTTGTAGATAATTGCTTTTTACCACGCAGTCTTTGTGCTGCTCCTTTTGCAATCATCCTACAATTATTTGTTAATGTTATTTCGTTCTTAGTCCACTTATCACCTTGCAAGTCACCGAAATAATAATGTATTGCAGGATTAGAGTATATGTGGTTAGAAATCCAATTAAGGTTATCTATAGCCTGGTCTTGCGCCTCGCCAACCCAAGCGATAAATTCTGGGCTTTCTTTATTCGCAAATAAGAACCGATGTAAGACCGCAGTTGCAGCTAAGGTTGACTTTGCGTGGTCACGAGGCAATACAAGTGCCAATTGTTGATTATCTCTATCTAAAAGTTTTTTACCGACAGTATTGTGGAAATCAGGAGTAGCTGATGCTAGAAAGTCTTGTGGTGAGAATAATTTACCAAATACAACAAGGTCTTTATATGCCATTTCAAGAACTTTCTCATTGTTTGATACATTACCATTAAGATTTAAATTGGCCATATATTAACAGTTCCATTTTTTTAATGACAATGATAACCTATCTTTACCCGTATTGTTGCTTGGTTTTTGACGACTACGCATACCTTTCATTCTTGCACAAAATGATTTTCTTCTATTTGCAGCTTTGCTGCCTTTTTTTAATTTAGAAGGTTTAGTAGTTACAGCAGTTTTTAATTTAGAACCAGGGTTAGCTCTTCTATATGATGCAACGCCTTTTTTATTTAAACCACCACTTGGGTTTTTACCTTCTTTACGTTGCCATGCAGGACTTCTTTTACCGACTTTACCACCTTCACGATAAGATTGAGTCCTCAACCTTGCATCATTTACTTTCATGATTTTTTACTTCTTTTCCTTGCATCTTTTTTAGGAAAACCTGCTTTCATATTAGCATAATTTTTTGCAGATATAGTTGAATTTTTTTTAGACCTACTTGTTCCTGCTTTTTTTCTTTTATTAATATTTTCGTACAAAGACATTATTTTCCTACTTTCTTCATTGCTTTATTATGAGCTTTTTTAAAAGAACTACCTTTATGCATATCTTTTTTCATTTGGTTCATATGTTTTGCAGAATGATGTTTGCTATGTTTTTTTAATTCATTAACTTTACCACCATGTTTATACATAGGTTTTACCATACCGCCACCCATGTAATCTTTTACCATTCCACCACCCATATAAGAAGTTTCACTTCTGTCCATTGCATTAGATGTAGGTATATTGCCATTTTCATTAATATAGTTTAATACAGACTCTGTATTTGGATTAACTGAATCTTTCTTTATAATAAACTCACCGCCTTCAGCTTCAATAGGTATTCCACCCTTGCTATGAGGCATTCCTTTTAATTTTCCACCCATTGGGTATTTTTTCTTTTTACCGTACATATTTACTCCTTATTCAGATTGTTCACGTAATAATCTTAATAACATGTCATTAGTATTTTCACGTTCAGAATTTAAAAACATTTCCTCATCAGCAGGATAACCTTGTCCTGTATTTTTTAAATATTTAAGTTGCGTTTCTGGACTCATCAACATTTTCATTAAATTCATATCTTCATCATTTTGTTGTTTAGTTGGCATAGAAGGGTCAGGTCTTAACATTTTTGCAATATTACCACTTAAATTATATTCTTCATTTGCTTTTTTTGCAGTAACTGCTGCAATAATTGGTGCAAAAATACCTCCTATAGTTGCTAAGTTATTTTCTATTTCATTTTTAGCAATATCATTTAATTTAGGTGTTTTAGCAGCAGTTGGTTTAATAAAATATGAACCATCTTGTCTTTGAACAAAAGCTTTATCTATTGCTTTTTGACCTCTAAAACCTTCTGAAAGAGCTTTATTGAAAGCATTTCTTCCTTCATTTGTCAGCGTTACATCGCTTTCTTTAATAAATTTATTAATAACTTTATCGTCATATTCACTATAATATCTTTTTGATTCTTTAGATAAGTTTTTTAAACTTTTTTTATTCATATCTTTAATAAGTTTTACTACATTTTTTGAATCAGGCATTAATTTTTTTAAAGTTTCTACACCACCTTTACTTTTTATTAATTGTGTAAGTCCTTTAAGTGAACCTGCTGGCCCACCAATTCCTCCCATAATTGCTGTTTGTATAACTTCTTCTATTTCAGGACTTATGTTAGATGACATTAAATTATCAATATTATCATGTGCTTTCGGTTTTTCGTATGTAATTCCCAAAGCTCCTGTTCCTTTGCTTTTCATTAAATCATCTATAAAACTCATTAATCTTCCTTTCTTAATTCAAAATGAGGAAAATCATCAAATTTATTGTCATCCACCTCAAAGTTCATATTCCAATCACCACCCCAACGTAGTTTAATGCCCATAGACTGAGCAATACCAATCACGAAGCCTGCAAATAAATGAAAGCGTTCCCTATCATCCCAATCAATAGGATAAGGGGCAACATCCACAGCCCTACTTGGATTAGAGTTATGACGACCATTTGGGTACCGAACCTTAGTTTTTCCCTCATCATAAAGCTTGTTTTGTCTTTCACCACTTCTGTGGCCTTCCAAAACAGAACAATCGACATATTTGATAACTTCGTTAAATATTTTTTGTAGTTTATTATCACAAGTGCTTAACCTTTCTTTACTTCTTTTTCCAAATTTAGCCATTATTACTCCACATATCAAAATTAGAGTTATCAGTCACAAATGAAGAAGGGTATAGAGTGTGATTAACATAACAAGAGGATAAAGAGGTAACCTGTCTGTCTTCACCTGTGACTGAATCTGTATAAACAATTTTCACTATTTTTTGTATTTTCTATTGTCCCAAGTAAATGTTGAGCCTTTTTTAGCTTTAGCATAAGCTTTTCTAAAAGATGCAGCTGCTGCGCTTTTTTTATCATAAGATGCATAAGCACCGCCTTTAGTAGCTTTAATTGATTTTGCACCAACTCTTACTTTACCTGTTAATTTAAGTTCTTTTTTCTCTTTTAAAGATTTTGCTGTAGTTGAAGTAGCATTCTTCTTTGCTAATTTACCCATTTTTATTGCATTAGCTCTTTCTTGACCACTTCTACTTTTTCTTGCAGCTCTTCTTGAAGCTCTTGCTTCTTTTCTTTTTGCTCTTGCATCTTGTCTTTCTGCTCTTGCTTTTGCTCTAGCATTTTTTCTATTATTTTTTTTAATAGATTTTACTATATTTTTAGCTGCCTTTTTACTTTCAGAATTTGTTTTTTTAGCAGGCTTACTTTTTTTGCCAGCCCATTTAACTTGTTCTCCTGGAATAGACATTACTTCTTTTCTGTTTCTTGCATCTTTTACTTCCATTATATCTCCATATCTAATTGTTTAGCTATTTCCTTGCATTGAATCTTCGCCGTAAATATACATAATATTATCCAAATTATCAAACTCACTGTTGCATCTAGGACACATCCACCCAATTATGTCATGTTCAGTAGTATTTGTGTCAAATAAGCCTACACGTTTAGAATAATGCTCATTATGATACAATTCTTCCTCACAAATAGGACAAGGGTCTTTAATCTTCGTCTTGTTCTTTTTCTTTGTGTGCGATGAGCTTTGTATTTGGTGTTTTTCCACTTAAAGCCTCCATTTGTTCTGGTGTAAATCCTTGAAATACTGTTAATTGCTCTTGTTTCTTCTCTGTATCAAATAATCCAGACATTTTACCTAGTGCTTCTAGTGAACGAAGCTTATCTGTGTCTCTATCAGACAAATCTGCAATCATTTTATACTTTTGAACAATCCATTCAGGTGAAACGCCTTCATCTGCTAATATTTTTTTAACCTCTTCTTTAACCATAGTTCTAACTTCCTCTTTTTTTAATAAAACATTCGTTTTTTGTTTGATATAATTTTCATCTTTCGCCTTTGGATACGCTTTTTTATACGCTGAAATCGTACCCTCACCTGCTGCAACGTATTGAGCGAAAAGAAATTCACGGTTGTTTAGTTTCCTATCCTTTGCTCGTTCATAAATGGCATCATAGTTACCCGAAAATGAAAAAATGTTCTTTGCAACGCCCCTATCTCCCAATATTTGATGTGTCTTCTGCTCAACAATATAAGAACCACAAACCGTCAAAACAACATTACGAGGAGATTTGTAGCCTGGATGCTTTAAACCGCTACGTTTAAGTATTTGAAGAACATATCCATCATCAGTATATACCCAATCACGAGCAACACCCACTCTCCAATTACCAACAATCACAGCATCAGGATTGAATGCGCGAAACTCAACATCATCGTCATATAAATAATTCTCTTCACCTTTTATTAGTTTTACATCCATGAAGTAATATAAAAAACTTTTACCAAAAATAAAAACCTTGCATAATTCATTTATTTGATTATATTTATCTATATAATAGAGATATATACTAGAGATAGTATCTATAGATAATATCCATATTATAAAAGAAATTAATAATAAAGAAAAGTCTAAGACAACTTTGAAATTTTTTTACAAAATATTTTTTGGGATTACATAAAGAAAAAGGTCAGCCTGTTACATAGTTTTAAAAATAGCGTTAGAATGTGTGCGAGTGTTATTTTATAGTCGACCCCCCGCCAAAATTGGGTTAGGGGGTTGGTTTGAGGTTGAAATTCGGATTTCAATCACAATTATAATTATGAATTTAATTTGATGACTATCAAAGAAAAGGACTACAAACAAAAACGCCCCGAATAAATCGAGGCGCTATTGCTACACAATCCGCGAACTATTCAACAAGCATCAACGAACTTATCTTTATTAAACAAACTATTATCATTTTTAAATATACATGATAACTTTGTCACTAATGACATTTTATTTATGATAGGTCTCATATATTCTTTGTCTTTATTCATTGTGCTTTCTTTAATTGCTTGCGCTATTGCTTCATAATACTTTCTACTTAGTGCCATCTTGACCCCTTTCATTAGTTAAGTTAATATTTTTTACTTTATCTTTTAGCGCTTCAACTTCTTCTGTTAATGTTTGAATATTATCGCCATTTTTAATCACCCAACTTTTACAAAAGCGCGTATTAGTCATTAAGACTTCAATATCTTTTGTTAATGTTTGGATGTCTTCGATATTATGGCGTTGTGTATCTCTTAGCGCTTTTATACAATATTCATTTGACAATTGACCTTTTGTGTTTTGGCTTTGATTGCTTCTTAATATTCTTATTTTCGCTTTAGCTTCCAATATATCCATTTGATTTTGTTCTATGTCTACCTTATAACCGATAAAAAAATATCCGACATTTTCAAAGACTTTATTTATAATACTTTTTAGTCTATTAAATATCTTATATGATTTTATTATTCTACTTGGTTTTATTATATTGTTTAACATTGTTTTAACTCCTTGATTATTATTTATTTTTAAATATTGATTGTAATAATTACTCCAATCATTAAGAATAATTCTCATTGTTTTACGGTTGTATTTATCTTGAATTGACATTCCAAGATTGTATCTTTTATTAATCTCATTCATTATATTTCACCTTTCACGATTTTATTTATATGGTTTAATTTTGCTAAGATTGTTTCAGTATTGCCACTAATACCAAAATAGTTCTTGACATCTTTTAAGCGCCAGTGTCTAGATGGTTTTATTCCCTTACTAAACATTTTAACTTGACCAACACAGACCGCCAAATTCCAAAGTCCCATTGTAGTACCTCCGAAATTTTTTGACGTGTTCAAGTCTTTTAAGAATTGACAATCTTTATTAATATCAACTATTTTTATTTCTTTTTGCATTACTTCCCCTTTATTTATTATTTGATTTTACTTTACATACAAACGGACTAAAACACCCATCAAAGTATTTACGCACATACAAACGCTTTTTATATACCACATTATTACGGCAAAACTCATAACAATCAACATATTTATGTGTCTTATTCCATTTATTTATCAATAAGCGTTTAACGAGTGCATTTAATACTCTGCCATCGGTTATGATTTCATACTCGGATGGATATTCTATGTAATTATGTTCTACTATCATTTTAACACCCCCCATAAGCGTCAGTATTAATCATCATTTTTTCCGCTTCATCTTTGCCAAATTTGTTAGCAACTTCTGACAATATTAAACCAATCATATTATGACCAAATTGGCTACCTTGCAACGCGTATATTTCTTCTTCTGCGGTTTCAAGTGTCATATTTTTAAAATTGAATTTTCTATACATTTTTTATACCTCGTTTTTTATTTTCGTTAACTATCATAATATACACATTATACAAGACATATTTTATATATTTATTATTTTTATTACTTTGATTATTCAACCAATATTTTTTATATTTCAATTGTTCAAGCAGTTAAATAAATAAGAAAATGAGAGGAAAAAAAGAAAATGAAAAAAGAAAATATCAAAGTAAATATGGAGAGAAAAGAGGAACTAATAAAAGTAGTTAATAAGTATTTATCTCATTGGAAATGGGAAGAAAATTGGCACAAGCACATCACGTGTTTGGACTATGTAGAAAAGTTTGGAATTGATGCAGTAAAAGGATTTATTCAATTCTGTAAAGACCACGAAATGACCGACAAAATCACACCAACAATTGCCCACGATATTAACGGAACATATCACAAATATTTCTCACCAAGAACAACAAGTTACGCAAAATATAACACAGAAAAAGGAGCGTAATTATGACTAAGTGGTACCCACTAACAACCGCATATTGTATGGATTGCAAAGAATTTGCAGATAAAAACGGAGTGCATATTTGCAAAACATACGAACCAAAGAAAAAGAAAAACAATAAAAAGAAAGGGAATAAATAATGGAACCAATCAAAGTAAAAGTAGACCAATCAAAGAGCAGAAATAGATACGATATGAAGGATTTAATTATTGATGCGTGTATGGATTTAGAACAGAGAATAAAAGAGGAAGAAATCGATATTTTAGTTGATGATATTGACGATACAATCCACGAAATAGCAGACAATGCAGTACCAATCTATTACTATGATATTGGACAATTTGCCGCACATAATAGTTGTTTAATGACCATTAAATCCGAAATAAACCCAGAAGGTAACGCCCACGACCAAATCCAAGCGAATATATACGAAGACATTTGTAACGGATTACACGAACATATAGCAGAAATGGAGAAA